ACCGTTACAGGTACACCTTCAGCATATAAATACGAATTAAAAGGAACGAATAGTTTTGACCAAACTATAACTTCTTCACGTGAAAACGGAACTACATTTTTTGACCAAAGTGTAAAACTTCAGTTGAAAAGTTTAGATATTGTTACACATAAACAAATCAAATTGTTGGCTTACGGACGTCCACAAGTAATTGTAGAAGATAACAACGGAAACTTATTCTATTGTGGTTTAGAACACGGAATGGAAGTTACAGGTGGAACTATTGTTTCAGGAACTGTAATGGGCGATTTATCAGGGTACACATTAGAGTTAAAAGGAATGGAACGTGTAGCAGCTAATTTTATCGGTGATGATTTAGCAGGTGCAGGATTTACTATCGTTTTAGGTAACTAATTTATTCTTACAATTTAATTAAGGGTGGCATTAGCTGCCCTTTTTTATTTTAAAACAATTTCGACTTTTATTTATTATTTAATAAAAAATAGAATGATAGTTTTAAAGGATTCTACATACTCACAAAATTTCAAGTTTATGCCACGTAGTTGTAATATTACTTCTATGGTGTTTAAAGATGAATTAGCAAATGTAGAACACGAAATAGAAAACCCTGTACTTGTAACAGAAAAGTATTGGATGCAATTTCAAGAAGATTTAATGTTTGAATTCTTAATAGATGGTCGTACATATAACTTAACTTGTTTTGATGGCGCAAACGTCGTTTATAGAGACAAAATAATGTGTACAAATCAATCTATTTCTACATACACAATTAATCAGGGTGTTTACGTTGCACACGCTACATCTAATGAATTTATAATATATGACTAATAATATTTCAGTTGTTAATTTATCGGCTTATACATCGCCTGAGATTCGAGAAAGTAAAAGAAATAATTACATCGAATACGGACACGATAACAATTACTTTCAGTACTTAATTGATAGATTCTTATATAGTACTTCAAATGGTGCTATTATTACAGGTATCACTAATATGATATACGGTAAAGGTTTAGGCGCATTAGATGCTAATAGAAAACCTAACGAGTACGCACAAATGATGTCTATTATTAAACCTGACTGTTTAAAGAAAGTAGCATTAGAACGCAAGTTATTAGGAATGGCTGCAATGCAGGTTGTAATGGAAAAGAATTTAGTTAAATCTATTTCTCACTTCCCTATGCATACTTTACGTGCTGAAAAATGCAATGATAAAGGCGAAATAGAAAATTGGTATTACTTCCCTGATTGGACAAAAAAGAAGCCAAGCGAAGAACCTAAAAAGATTCCTGCTTTTGGTTTTGGTAATGGAAACGAAGTAGAAATTTATATCATAAAACCATACGTTTCAGGGTTTCACTATTATACACCGATAGATTATTCAGGCGCTTTGCCTTATGCTTATTTAGAAGAAACAATAGGTGATTACCTTATTAACGATATTGCAAACGGATTTAGTGGAACTAAAGTTATCAATTTTAACAATGGTATTCCTTCTGAAGAAATGCGTGATAGAATCAAACGTGATGTTCTTTCTAAGGTAACAGGCGCACAAGGTGAAAAAGTAATTATAGCTTTTAATGCTAATGCTGAATCTAAAACTACAGTTGATGATTTACCTTTAACTGATGCACCGGCACATTACGAATACTTAAGCAAAGAATGTTTTGAAAAACTAATTGTAGGACACCGTGTAACTTCACCTATGTTATTAGGGGTGCGCACAGGTGATGGTGGATTAGGAAACAATGCAGATGAAATTAAAACTGCTACTTTATTGTTTGATAACATTGTAATTAAACCATATCAAGAAGAAATTTGTTCAGCATTAGATACAATTTTAGCAGTAAATAGTATTTCTTTAAAATTATACTTTAGAACTATTCAACCATTAGAATTTACTGATTTAGAAAACACTACTACACAAGAACAAGTAGCTGAAGAAACAGGTTTAAGTTCACACACTTGTTTAGCTTCTGAATCTATAGCTGATGAATTAATAAACAAAGGCGAAGTATTAGGTGAAGAATGGTTATTGATTGATGAAACAGAAGTAGATTACGATTTAGAAGAAGAATTAGATTTTGAATTAGAATCTATAAATAAAAAAGAAGATAAATCATTACTATCTAAAGTATGGAAATTTGTTAGCACAGGTACTGCAAGACCAAACATTAAAAGCCCTGAACAAGATAAAGTAATTGATGGTGTAAACTTTATTACACGTTACGTTTATAGTGGTAATTTAACAGGTGAAAGAGAATTTTGCAATAAAATGTTAAATGCAGATAAAGTATATCGTAAAGAAGATATTATAGCTATGGAGAGTTTAGCGGTAAACCCGGGCTTTGGTAAAGGTGGTGCTGCAAATTATTCTGTATGGTTTTTTAAAGGCGGCCCAAGATGTGAACATAAATGGTTGCGCAGAACCTATGCTAATTTAGAAGGTGTAAAAGTTGACCCTACAAATCCAAGTGCTAAACCATTAAGTAATAGAATAGCTGAACAATACGGGTATAGGATTAGAAACGAAAAAGAAGTATCTATGAAACCTGCTGATATGCCAAGAAAAGGATACACAAAAGAATATTGGGATAAAATGGGATTTAAAAACTAACAAATGGCACAGGCACTCTTTATAACTCGTGATGATATTGTAAAATTTACTGCATTAAATGGCAACATCGATACTGATAAATTTATTCAATATATTAAAATTGCTCAAGATATTCATATTCAGAACTATCTTGGTACTCAATTATTTAATAAAATTAATGATGATATAGTTTCAAGCACGTTAGCAGAACCATATACATCGCTTTTAACGATTTATATCAAACCAATGGTAATTCATTGGTCAATGGTAGAATACTTGCCCTACGCTGCTTATACTATAGCTAATAAAGGTGTATTTAAACACTCAAGCGAAGCAAGTTCAAACGTAGAAAAAAACGAAATAGATTTCTTAATAGAAAAAGAGCGTGATGTAGCACAATCTTATACAAATCGTTTTATAGATTATATGTGTTTCAATCAGGTTGATTTTCCTGAATATACTTCTAATTCAAATGCTGATGTTTTCCCTGATAGAGACGCTAATTTTACAGGATGGATACTATAAAAGAAACATACAAACCCAAAGAAAAGAACGTACAAAAATTACAATTATTTTTAACTAAAATAGAAAATGAGTTTAAACTTTCAACACATAAAATCAGATACGTTCGAAGCAGTAAATTTCGAAATTAACGTAGATACTATTCCTGTAGATTTAACAGATACTACTATTCGTATGCAACTGCGTAAAGAATATGGTGGTGTAGTAGGTTTATCTTTAACTTCTGTAGCAAATGCAGGAATTACTATTACAGATGCTGTAAATGGTTTATTTAGAATCAATCAGCAAATTATAAATATACCTGCTTTTAATTACATTTATGATATTGAGTTTGATTTTGATGGAATTGTTAAAACCTATATTTCAGGTAATTTTTTAATTCTAAATGATGTAACCCGCTAATGTGTGAACAAGTAAACATAAATGTTTCTGAAACTAATGAAACAATTAATATAGTATCTTCTGAAATTCAGGAAGTAATTGATATTAATGTGTTTGAAACTACTGAAGATGTTACTTTAAACATTACTGAACAACTGATTCAGGTAAACATAAACAAAGTAACTTCTGCTGAAATAACTAATACATCACAATTAATAAACGATGGTGAAGATGGTGTAAACCCATTTATAACTGCTGCTGATTTACCAAGTTTAACAGGTTACGTTCCTTATACAGGAGCAACGCAAGACGTGGACTTGGGCGAGTTTGAAATTAAGGCGGGACAGGTTGAGTTTGACCAAACACCAACAGGGACTGCGGGAGTTGGGGTAATGCGTTGGAACGATAGCGATGGAACGGTTGATTTAGGATTGAAGGGTGGAAACGTAACTTTGCAAATCGGGCAAGAGTCAGTTTTAAGAGTAGTAAATAAAACGGCTACTC